TCATACACGGTCCTGCCTACTCACTCGACTCACCATGATCGACTCTACTCTCGCTACTCCCGACACTCAAACTTACAAGTTTGAGACTGCAATAATCATCGGCAAAGGATCTCCTGCTTATCCATGGGCAAAGTGTTTGCTCCCTAATGGCGATCAGGCTTTTATTTATCCCGATGATGAAGAGACTGTATTTCCCAAAGAACTTCCTGCTGGCACTGAAGTATTCATAACTTCGGCTCGTCCTTGCAGAAAGCCTGGCAATACAAAGTGGACCGTTAATCCGCTTCACATCATGCTGCAGCCAGAAACGGTCAAGCAGATCATGAGGGATCTGCCGCAACCCCCTCAAATTGTTCCAGAGGAGTTGCCGCTACAGCAGGAAGAGCCCAAGGCAAAGATCGACAGTTTTTCTGATCTGTCAATCGACTTGCCTGATCTCTCCACCGCTAAAGGCGAGAAAGCCAAAATCTCTATGGAACATACTTTCCCGCGTCAGCTCTTTGTTGATCGCGTAGTTGATCACTTTGGCTTACAAGGTCCAAAGCGGCGTGCAGAAGCTCTCGGCATCATTGTTGATCTCTTCATGGCGAACAGCAAGCTGTAAACCTATGCCGCACTAAACTGATCCATAGCCTGCGCGACAAATCTGTGTACACCGGCTTCGCTCATTACGACCGCCAGTTAACCACTCGCGTTGCGCAGGTCAATGATCCCAATGCCGCTTGGCGCAATCAAGAGCCTCACTGGGTTCTCATTGAAGACTTGATTGGCGGCACTTATGAGATGCGTCGTCGCCATCGGCGCTATCTCCCTCAAGAACCACGAGAGCTAGATGAAAGTTACGACAATCGTCTAGCACGTTCTGTTTGCCCGCCTTACTACCAGCGGCTAGAGCGGATGCTCGGTGGCATGTTGACTCGTAAACCTGTTCGCCTTAATGATGTGTCAGACATAGTGCGCGAACAGCTTTTTGATGTCAACTTGATGGGTGATGACTTAAACGTCTGGACTTATGAAACCGCACGAAAAATGGTGCGTTATGGGCATGTTGGCGTTCTTGTGGATGCTCCTGCTGCTGGTGAGAATGGAAGACCGTATTGGGTCACTTATACGCCGCGTGAAATTCTGGGTTGGCGCACTGAGCTACTAGATGGTGCGCAGCAGATCACACAGCTTCGGCTGCTAGAAAAGGTGATTGTGCCTGATGGCGATTATGGCGAGAAAGAAGTTGAACAGGTCCGTGTTCTGACGCCTGGCAACTTCGAGCTGCATCGTCGAGATACCAAGTCTGGCGACTTCCAAGTATTTGATAGCGGCACTACAACACTAGACAGCATCCCGTTCAGTGTTGCCTACGCCAATCGTATTAACTTCATGGAATCACGGCCTCCTTTGGAGGATATTGCAGAACTGAATTTGAAGGCTTATCAGGTTCAATCTGATCTCGACAATCAGCTTCACATTTGTGCGGTGCCAATGCTGGCATTTTTCGGCTTCCCTGCAGCAGCAGAGGAAGTATCTGCCGGTCCTGGTGAAGCTATTGCATTCCCAGCAGAGGGCAAAGCAGAATACATTGAACCGTCTGGTAACAGCTTTGAGTCGCAGTTCCGCCGCTTAGAGCAGATTGCACAACAGATCAATGAACTCGGCTTATCTGCTGTATTGGGTCAAAAGCTAAGTGCTGAAACGGCAGAAGCCAAGCGCATAGATCGCAGTCAGGGCGATAGCACAATGATGGTAATCGCTCAAAACATGCAAGATCTGATCGACAACTGCCTGACTTATCACGCGCAGTATCTGAACATTACCGAGATTGGCAGCAGCTACGTTAATCGTGATTTCCTTGGCGCTCGTCTTGAACCGCAGGAGATTCAGTCACTGCTGCAGCTTTATACGGCAGGCACTATCACGCAGAAGACGTTACTCGATCAACTAAGTGAAGGCGAAGTTCTTGGCGATGAATTTGATGTAGAAGAGGAGCTAGCAGCAACACAAGCTGGTGGACTAATTGAAATGGCACCGCCAGAGCAACAAGCTATGGCACAAATGCCTGAACAATCTGTAGTTCAGTCGCCAACCGATGAACTTCCGGCATGATGAACTGGCTGTGGAGGTTAGCTATGGAAGCCAAGAAACCGCGCAAACAACAGCTTGTATGCGTTAAGGGTCGAATGAAACCTCACATCTTTGCCATTATTCGGCTTAGCTGGTATCAGAATGGCAGACTTTATACCGTAGAAGAAATGAATGTAGAGAACGGCAGTGATGAAACAGTAGAAGCCGTCATTATGTTAATTAAAGAAGCGCTGAAAGCAGGAGCCGATGTTTCAATGCAAACAGCATGTAGCCCTGCCGATCTTGGCATAGAGCAATGACGCAATCTAGCTTTACTGCCCGCACGTTAAATGTTGAGCAGTTTAAGCGGCCAATCAACCGCTCTATTCCGGTCACCAACATCTATCGCAATGCTATTGACCTAAATCGCTTTAGCAATGCTGTTGCACGACAAATAGTTAGAGACTATAACGCCATCATTCTTAGTGCGGTTGAAGAGCTAAGAAGGATTGACCTTGGACTGCCGACTGAAGGTGCAGGCATTGTTAGTCCGGCATCTGTTCAAGCGCAAAGACTTCGGGTAATTTTGCTGCAGATCAAAGAATCATTGGATCGTTGGGCAGACAGGAATACCGATGTAGTAATTCAGCAGTTACAAGGCTTGGCTGAACTGCAAACAGAATTTGCGGCAGAGCAGCTACAGATTGCGATTTCAGGCGGTGTTGCAGGAGCCCGTGATATTGATCCTAGTGTTGTTGCTCAACAGGCGGTTAGAACAGTTGAAGTATCGCCAAATTTTGCTGCAACTGTAGCGACGGTAGATCCTACCGATCTGAATCTTGTACTGCCTGGCACTGGCAGATTCTCTTTAACTGCGGCGCAAGGCACTGCAATCACACTGCCCAATGGTCAGATCATACAAAAAGCATTTCGCGGTTTAGCCGAATCTCAAGCACAGCGGTTTAACACAGTAATACGCACGGGTTTGCTAACTGGTGAAGCTACACCGCAAATAGCAAGGCGGCTAGTTGGCACCTTAAATTTTGGCGATTTAGCAAAGACTGTCAGGCAGCAAGCTTTGGCTGGTGGCGAGCTAACAAAAATGGCGGACCATCAAATTTTGACTTTAGTCCGCACCAGTGTTCAGCAAGTTGCCAATGAAGCGAGCCAGCAAGTTTACCGTTCCAATCAGGATGTAACTAAGAAGTATAAATATGTGGCGACTTTAGATGAAAGAACATCTCCTATTTGTAGGCGACTGGATGGGCAGGAGTTTGAGTATGGCAAAGGTCCATACCCGCCTGTTCATTTCAACTGTCGCAGTACCACTGTTGCGGTAATCGACTGGGAAGGTTTAGATCTGCTGCCGCCTGAGGCATACAAAGAAGAAATTGGTGAGGATAGTCTGCTGTTCAAGCGTGCGGCAGTAGGCGGTCCAGTTGACCAAGATCTGAAATACGGTGAATGGCTGGCAAAGCAATCTGCTGAAGTAAAAGCCGAAGTATGGGGAAGTAAAAAGGTGAAGTACTTTAACCTGTTGTCCAGGAAGTACGGACCAAATCAAGCTGTAACAAGGATGGTGCGCGAAGATGGGAGTGAACTAACCTTGGAGCAACTCAGGAGACGTTATGGACCTTCCCGGTCTTAGACACTTTCGCAATGAGGGGATCTTTTTTATTTTCTCTGATCCCGTTGAAGCGCTAGTTGGTGAAACATGGGTGCCTGCGGTTTACACCGACAAAGGCTGGGCAACAGCAGATCGGTCTACACTGCTTTCATCTGTTGAGGATTGGCGTCATGCCACTGAAGAAGGGCAAAAGCAAAAAGACAATGCAGGAAAACATCAAACGCGAAATCAAAGCGGGAAAACCGCCAAAACAGGCAGTAGCAATCGCGTACGCAAAAGCCGGAAAGTCACGCAAGCGGAAGGCTAAGTAAATGGCAATCGGCATAGGCTCTCGTGTTGTCTGGAATGATCTGGGCAAACGCAACTTTGGCAAAGTCACCGCCTTATCTAAGAAAAAATTTAGATCCACAAATAATGCAAATGGTCAAGTCTTGCTACTTGCAAAACCTGATGACCCGATGTTTGAAATTAAATCTGAAAATACGGGCAGCAAGCTTCTTAAGCTCCGATCTGAACTAAAGGAAGCCCCGCTAGACCGATGAAAGGTAGGATTTGGGAAGGCAACTGCATCTACCTGAAATGCAGCGATGGCATGATTGAAGGTCGGTTTGTCTTCCCTTGTCCTGCTGATGCTCAGATACTTGGCGCTTTAATGGGCAGACTGGCCGAAGGCATTGAAGTCATTACTTGCTCGGAGGAGGAAAATGGCGATTGATTATCGCGGTGAACGTTTTGAGGGTTACAACAAACCCAAGCGCACACCAAACCATCCGAGCAAGTCTCATGCAGTCCTAGCAAAGGAAGGCGACAAGGTAAAACTGATCCGCTTCGGACAGCAGGGCGTTAGCGGCAGTCCAAGTCGTGAAGGAGAATCCGCATCAGCAAAAGCAAGGAGATCAGCTTTTAAGGCGCGTCATGCCAAAAACATAGCCAAAGGAAAAATGTCCGCTGCTTATTGGGCCGATAAGACTAAGTGGTGATAACCTTCGGTTGCACTTAACCCTGTGGGTTAAAACATGTCCGAAGAACAGCAGGCTCCTGTGGAGCAACCTGCAGAACTCCAAGCGATGCAAGCAGAACTTGAGGCAATGCGCCGCAAGAACTCTGAATTGCTAGACGAGTACAAAAAAGCTGTCGCTCAAGCTAAGGCTGTGCCTGATGGCGTGGATGTCAACGAACTACTTGATTTCAAGCGTCGAGCCGAACAGGCAGAACTTGAGTCTCAAGGAAAATACACCGAAGCACGACAGGCTTTGGAGCAGCAGTTCCGTGAGGCGACACAAAAAAAGGATGAGCGCATCACAGAACTTGAGTCCCGAGTGCGGGAACTCGAACTGCTCACACCAGCAGTCAGCGCCTTAGCCGAGATCGTTCACGATCCTGACCTAGTGCTGAAAACCAAGCTGAATGCTGATCAGATCGAGCGCGATGCTGATGGCACAGTCGTTGTTGTAGACGGCTACCAACGCACACCTGTTAGCGAGTGGGCAAAGCAAACTCTGCCAGCTTGGATGCAAAAGCAACCCAAGCCACAAGGCAGTGGCGCACCCATAGGTCGAACTTCAGGTGAAATTCCTGCGGGCATAAAAAACCCGTTCATGCCTGAATCTTTCAACCTCACAGAGCAGTCGCGTCTATTTCGTACTGACCGCGATCTCTATGACAGATTGAAAGCAGCAGCGGGACGTTAAACTTTAACGTAACCGGCTGTGCTGGGTAATGGGCTGTGCCCGACACCGTAAAACCACTCTTGAGGATTAGTCATGGCGACTCTTCGCTCTGACATCATCATCCCCGAGGTATTTACGCCTTACGTCATTGAGCAAACCACTCAGCGTGATGCCTTCTTGGCTTCCGGTGTGGTGCAGCCTATGGCGGAGCTGAATGCCACCGAGGGCGGTGATTTCATCAATGTTCCTTTCTGGAAAGCCAATCTTTCCGGCGATTTCGAGGTGCTGACTGATAGCAGCAGCCTCACCCCTGGCAAGATTTCTGCTGACAAACAAGTCGGCGTGATCCTGCATCGTGGGCGTGCGTTCGAAGCTCGGGATCTTGCAGCCCTTGCGGCTGGAAGTGACCCCATGGCTGCTATCGGCGCCAAAATCGCTGATTACGTTGCCAACCAGCGTCAAAAGGATCTGCTGTCCTGCCTGCAAGGTGTGTTCGGTTCGCTGAACGCAAATGACAGCAGCTCTGCTTTCTTCGATCTCTGCATCGACTCCGAGTCTGGTGATACCCCCACCACTCTGAGCCCCCGTCATGTTGCCGAAGCCCGCGCCATTCTTGGCGATCAGGGTGACAAGCTGGCTGCGGTTGCTATGCACTCCAAGGTCTACTACGACCTGGTGGAGCGTCGTGCTATCGACTATGTTTCGACTGCTGATGCTCGCGGCACTTCGACCACTCAATCTGGTGGTTCGATGGCTGGTGCTTATGGCGGCGAAGTGAATGTGCCGACCTACATGGGTCTGCGCGTGATCGTGTCTGATGATGTGCCTACTGCCGGTTCTGGTGGCAGCACTGAGTACGGCACCTTCTTCTTCACCAGCGGTGCAGTCGCTTCGGGTGAACAGCTTGCAATGCAAACTGAGACCGACCGTGACATCCTCGCTAAGAGCGATGCCATGTCGATCGACCTGCACTACTGCTATCACCCAGTTGGTGCCAAGTGGGGCGTCACTACTGTGAACCCGACTCGCGCACAGCTTGAAACCGTGGGCAACTGGAGCAAAGTTTACGAGCTGAAAAACATCGGTATCGTAAGGGCTACCAATGTTTCTAATATGGATTGACCGGAGGATTAAACAATGGCATCCATTTTTGAAGCAACCGCTGGCAAACTTGTTGGTCCCGCTAAAGGTGGCACTGTCACCCAAGCCACTAACAAGTCCACTGGCG